GTATGAGTTTCTTTTATGTTATTAACAGTTTCTAATACTATTTCTTTATTATTAGGCAGTTCATCTGGGGATATTTTAGTCCAAAGAGTCAAATGCTTTCTTTGTATAATCTTGGGATTATCCTCAAAGAATATATGCAAAACATTATAGTTATTATTAAACGCTGTATTTGCAACCAAGGTCAATAGAGTTGATTTGCCAATACCTGGGCCTGCAAATATAATACCAACCTCACCCTTGGCTAACCCCCCCTTTAAGAGAACATCTATGCCCTTCACGCCCATTGGTATGGGGTGTCTATAATCCTCATCTAATACACCAATCAAATCATTGAATACTTCAAAACCATTTGTTTCTTTAACCCCTACCTGAAGTGCATATCTTAATAATTCTTCAAGTTGGTCATAAGATTCAAAATCACCCTCATTGATAACTTTTTGTGCTTTTTCCAAAACAATCTTAACCTCTTCTTGTTTGCAGAATTTAAGTGCCTTTTCTTGGACAAGTTCAACACCATCAAGTGGTGCTGAACTAATCTTACTTATGGTATCAATAACAATTTTTAAAGCCAATTCTTGTGATATTTCAGACTTTGCAACAACTTCCAATGTTTGAAAGTTGGGGGCAGCATCATATTTCTTATGATACTCCTTAATCATTTGAATGATTAATTTGAAATACTTATTCTCAAAATAAGATATCTTAATAAAGTCCAATATTGCCCTAGCAAATTCCTTATCTAATATAATCTGATTGATTAATTGTAGTTGGAACGTCTGCCCCAAATAATCAAAATTCTTTGACATAAAAAAATTATTAATAGTTAGACAATAAATTCTTTTCTAAATACTCGTGTGTTAAATTTTCACTAATTAAAATGTTTGTTAATTCTTTTAATGTTTCCTTAATAAAATTACGAATATCAACTGTGTATCTTACCTTTGGTGGATAAAGCTTGCCATCAATTATCCTGTGAGAAATAACTTGGTCAGAAATTTTAACATAAATATTAAAAAATTCAGCCTCATCTGTTGATGACGTCTCCATTATTGTGGGGTCATACAAAATATTATCTTTGTTGTCCACCAAATAGCCAATTGATTTCATCTTTAAATACTTCTCCAAATCTTCTGAAAAATACTTAACAAAATCATACAATTCTACCGAATCTTTTGCATCTGGATTAATATTTTTAATGTTTAAAAACCTCTGAACAATAATGTTGTTGTTCAATGTCAATAAAAATTCCACCTTTGTTGTTTCATTCTGTTTCATAAAATGTTGTTTAATTATTAATTTTTTCTTTCTTTTCTACTCAATTTCATAAATGGTCTAACAAAATCAACCCACGCATCATCCCTCTTTGGAAGGAACTTAAAGAACCCATCCTCATTCATTAATTTCATTAAATTCTTATAACTCCTATCTGTTGGGTCAAGTTTATCGTTGCAAATCTCATTAACCATTTCCTTTCCGTTATCAGTTATTAATGGATTTTTTAAATCAATTATTCTACCAATTTTATCAAAAAACTCTTCTCCAGCAAAACCAGATTTGCTAATACCTAACACCAAATTATCCAGAGATTTATTCTTTTTTTCTTCAAGCAAAACTTTTGCTTCATTTAATATTTCATCCAACTGGTAATCTCTCTTCTCAAAATTAGGAAAGAATGTTTTTAATTTCTTTTCCCCAAAATTAGATATCCCATCAATATTATCAGAAGTATCCCCCACAATTACTTTATAAATATAGACATTATTATGGGGTATGTCAATATCCTTGAAATGAATCAAATCCCCATTCTTACTATATGTCTTTGAACTTGGTGAATACACTGTAACATTTTCCCCAATCAATTGAGTTAAATCTTTATCTGCTGAAAAAATAATCATGCTTTCGCCTTTAGCTATTTGTGTATAATAAGCAATCAAATCATCAGCCTCATTCTGATTCACCTGGCATTGTCTAACAAAAACTTCTTCAAGATAATCCTTAACTCGTTCCCTCTGATATAAATAAGATTCATACTTATGTTCATCCATTGAAATCTTGCGATTCTCCTTATATTTTGGATATATTTGTTTTCTTATTAATGAGTTCTCATTCCCATCCCAAAATACAACAACCTTATCATGATTATGTTTTTCAAGAAATAACCTAATTGTGTTTAAAAAATGGAAAACCCCACCAATGTGCTTACCATCGGCATAGAATTCTCTTACTCCGTGGAAACCTATTGTAAATAGGTTGTTGCCATCAATTAGTAGGGTTTTCTTCATCTTATTCAAAAATTATAGCGTCTTCTTCATCTTTTTCTGAAAAGGTAATATCACCATCACCAGACAAAATACCATTCCAATATTGGGAATATTCTTTTTTATACTTTTCAATTGCCTCTTTTGTATCTGGCAAATATCCTTGAGGTACGGCTAATATCTTACCATCTTTATATGCAATACCAGTAACGTGGTTTTTCAATATTGAAATCTTTGTTCTAATAGCATAAGAAACTGTTCTGCCGTTCTTTGTTGCTGTTATATGGTTAATGCCTGAATTCTTCTGATTACCAAATAAGAATATTAAAGAAGATGCCAACCAAAGAGCCTCACCACCTTTTGCTTTAATTGTTGGCTGACCAAATGGAGAATCTGGTAATTCAACCCAAGGTTGATTGATAACAACCAAGGTATTATGGTAGGGGTAATCTTCTTTCTTTGATTTTGAAATCCTTGAATGTAAACCCATTCCAACCTTGTCAGCAAGAACAGCAGCATTGTGCATCTTACCCCCCTTTCCATCAAAGGTCATCTTACAAGGTATTGAACCAATACTATCAATCAAAAATAAAACAGAATAAGGTAAATCTCCTTTCTCTTGTGCATCCAAAATTTCATTTATAAATTCTGTCATCTGCTCAATGTAATCAAATGAATCATTAAAAATGAAATCACCATCCCACTCACCATCTTCATTAATTTCAGCATTCAACCCCAATTCAACAGCATGTGCCCAATTCCATTTCTTTTCTGTGATAATAAAAATAGGTAAATGACCCTTCTTCTGGGCGTCAGCAGCAGCCAATATCATAGCAGTTGTCTTACTTGTATTGGAATGTCCCAAAAACATACTTATACCCCCCATAACAGGACCAGGTACACCACAAGCATTATAAAAAGCATCACCACAAGAATAATAATCTTCAGGCTTATACTTTGTTTTTGTAGAAAACTTATCCTTAATAGCATCAATATTACTTACTGATACTTTTTTCTTTATAGCCATATTATATTTTTTTTAAGAAAAGATATTTTTTGCACAAAGTACCATAAAACAATACTTTGCGCAAAAAATCTATTTTAGTTTAATTAGAATGGTAATTCATCATCATTGTAGTCATCCTCAACAACCACATTTGTTTCTTTAACTGTTGCGTTTTTTGCAACAGTTGCCCCACCAAAGGATGCTTCAGAATTTGATGTGTTTAAATAAACATACTTACCTTGGGATTCATCCCATCTTGGGGATTCCCCTCTTGAAATTGCTTCAAGATATTCTACTGGTTTTCTACTATAAACATCTCTCCAAGTAGATTCATCGTCTACCCATTTTTTTGCTAAATTAGCATCTGTAGATATAGGTGTTGGGTCATCATACATAATTGTGGAAACACTTGTATATTCCTTTCCTTTTGGGCTTTTTGACTTTACTAACTCAATAATCAAATCTCTCCCATTATCAATATCAGAAATATCCCCCTTGTTTCTGAAGATTGGTATCATCTTGTCTAAAATACCATCCTTCTTATAATTGTGCTTAAATCTCCAATACTTTGGCCCTTCTTCTTCCTTGTCTCTATCAATAACCTTAACAACATAAAATAGTTTAGCCTTATAATCTTTGGCTAATTCATCATCATCTTTGCGTTTGGTTGCTTTCAACGCATGGTAAACATCATTCAATGGGGATGCCTCATTGTCATTACCTGCTGGGTCATAAATCTTTTGATAATACCCCCCAACTTGTAATTCATGAAACCAAGTCTCCTTAAATACAGATGATCCATCAGTTGTAGGCAAAATCCTAATTCTCCTTTGTCCTGTGTTTTCTTTGTCAGAAAGCAATAACGTAAAATAACGTTTCATTCTGTCCTCTTGCGATAATTTTTGGGAGTCCCCTTTTTGGTTTTTTTCATACTGCGCCATTATGGCATCTAAATTTGACATATTATATAGTTTTTGTTTACAACAATATTACATAACAATGATAGGTAACTTTATCAGAAAAAAAAAGGGGTGTTACCCCCTTTTTTATAAAATATTAAAATAAATTATCTTCTGAAATTATAATTATTATCACTCATAAAATCATCCTCTTCATCATCCATAGAACCAAATGAATTCTTTATCTCATTTGGATTAATATTTACCACATCATCTGATGTTAAAACATAATCATTTTTTCCACTCTTTTCCATTTCAACTTGTTTGTCGTCAAAAAATTGAGATAATTTTTGATTGAATGGATAAGAATCATAAGTTCTTAACTCTAGTTTCTCCTCTGGAGTTTTTTCACGATATTTTTCAACCTTTGAATCAATGGCATTCAACTTCTCAAAGATACTATCCATTTGGGCTAATTTCTCCTCCAACTTGGTAATTTGTGAAAATAAATTATCAAAATATTCAGTCTGTTTTGATTCTATATTTTTTTGGCTGGTAACCAAATCAGTAATATCTAATTCTTCTGAATCAACCTCATCACCCTTTTCTTCACTATCCCCTTCATCATCAATAACTGTAACATCTTCATCAGTCTCAACATCAATTGGTTGTGGATTCGCTGTGCTTAAAGCATCTTCTGCACCCCCTGGTGGAATTGGTGAAACTTCTCCTGGTGGGGTTAATGGGGCATTTGGTATTGGTGCAGCATTTGGGTCATCCATAGGTGGTGGCGGTGGGGGTAAAGTAGCATCTTGCTCCAAAATGTATTTATTTATTTTATGATATCTTTGTATCTCTTGTAATATTTTTTTATCAATTTCCATTTTATTAATCATTTAATAATTCTTTTATACCAGCAACAGTTTTAACTTTAATGTGCTTGTTTGCAATTTTATAATTGTCAGTTCTTTCAATTAAACCATCTTTCTCTTGATAAATAGAGCATTCCCCTGTAATAATATCACACACCTCTTTACTACCATCATCAAGAATTTTCTCAAGTACTTTACTATTTTGTTTATTTAAATATCTGTCTAAATTCTCCATAAAAATATTTTAATAATAAATATCTAAATTTTTGAAAAAAAATTAATAATTTGGATATAAGTTGTATTTTGTATATTGGGCATTATAATATTTAAATCCTAATGCCACATTATCATACTTTTTTCCATTTTGAATCACATCAGCATTATTATAATTTTGATTTGATTTTATCATATCTTCTAAATTATTTTCTGTAAATGTAGCATCTTTTGTTGCAACTATTTTAAATCCAGTATAAGCATTAGTACTATTCATTAAATCAAATGTAAGTTTAAATGATGAAGTTGCACCAGATATAACATCAATTTTTGTGTCCTCAATTGTTGACATAGTTCCTACTGAATATAATAATAATAATTCATTTTCAACTAATTTATTTACATTTTCCATATATAACAAGTCATTAACATTTTTACTTTCAAAATAAATTTCAAATGTATTCAAAAAGTTAAGTTTTGGTTTAATTGTTAATCTTGGATTTCTATATGTAAATTCACAATCAATTTTTAATTTATCATTATTTTTTCTACCATTATCAGCATTAATGGTGCTAAGTTTAACAACCTCTGTTGGGGGGGCTGGTGATACACTACGTAAACTTCTAAGTGCTTCAAATAATTTTTTTTCTAATTTATCAAAAACCCCATTTGTTTTTAAATTTTGAACATATAAAGATGATATAGCCTCTTGTTCCCCTCCAACTATACCACCATATAACCAATATGCTGTATATGGAATTAAATAATTACCAATATCTGAAATTACACTATTAACTGGTTTAACAGCATTTGACATAAAATCAATGTATTTTTGAAGATTTTCAAACATTGCAAAAGGTCTGTTAATTTCAGATGTTATATCTTTTGCACAAAAATATGTTTCAAGTTCTAAATCACCCCTATTATAGGTCAACCAAACATTACCAAAATTAAAATTATAACCAACAAAATTATTATTTTTAAATGATGCCAAATAAGAAAATATATAAATTGTATTCTTAATATTAGTGTCAGTAATTCCTGATAAAGAATCATAGAAAACTTGTGCACTATAATTATTTGTTGTTGCTGAATTTATATATTCATATTCTGAATATTCAGTAGATAATGATGTAGAACATAATGTATTTGGAACTGGAACACTATTTTGCGCTTCCTTTATAGCATTATCTGAAGCCTCTTTTTCTTGCTCTATTGCCTTTGCAAATCTACTAGTTAATTTGGTTAATAAGTTTTCATTAATACTTGCCAAATAAGTATCAACTGTAGGAGGAGCATAAATACTTTGTCTAACTCCAGAAAATGTTGTTTCAAATGTTCCAGGGGATATTTCATGTGAAACTTCTGTAATAAAATAAGGTCCATTAAATAATGGTATATGTTGCAAATTGAAATACATTGTTGGTTGAATGATTGCATTCCCAAAACAAACAACAGTTGCCTTATAACTTAAATTTTTATACAAATTTAATAATGAATTATTTTGAGTTGAAACACCACTATTACCCACATTATTCCTCACAGTCTCAATCATTTGCAATGATTCTGCTGTGGCTGTTCCACCATCTTGTGAAACAGATATGCCATAAAAGATTGCTTGGTTTCTAATACCAGCATCAACCAAAAAACTAACACATTTATTTGATAATGCCCAATCTGATTTATTTCTTTGATCCTCCAAGAAAGGCAATTCAGTTTCTTTTTCCATATCAAAAGAATCATCACCATATCTAATATTCTTACTATCTTTTGTATTTAAAGTTGTTGACCCCCTACCAGCATAAACACAAACCAATTTTGGTCCTGATTTTCTATAATCCACACTTGTAAAATTCCCCCAAGTATCATTTGCAATAATTGTTGAACCTTCTATCACATCATTAACATTATCTCCAGGTGATAATGTTCCATAAAAATTAACATATGATGGCATAGGAAAAATGTTAAAATTATTTTTAGTCATTAATCCTCCAATAAAATTAAAAACTGGTGTTTCTAAATTAATGTTTTTACCATTTAATATCTTTTTTAAATCAAAAATATCAACAAAATATAAATCACCAATGTTCCTTGCACCCCTATCTAAAAAAAGAACATCCTCAAAAAGAGTATTTGTAACATAATCATTACCCGATATCCATTTGTCATTTATTGCCTTAAATGTTTCATACAAATCATATTTTGATATTTTACTATTCAATACTGTATCAAGTGTGCTTATCTCAATAATATCTTTATTATTAACAATGCTTTTAACATTTTGTAAAGTATTTGTTATTGAGTCACTAACCATATTATCCATAATATTTTGCTCATTAACCAGAATGGTTGAAAAATCACTCCTATTCATATTTGGATTAATTATCTTTTGGCTAGCATATATTTTAATGATAGGAGCTAAATTAATAATATTCTCTTCACTAAATTCAATGTTATTTGCTATAAAGAAATCTGTGATATATGATCCATCATTAGTATATGCCAAGTCATCGATGGTTGAAAACCCAACATTTAATTGTAATGCTTTCCATTCTTTTTCTTTTAAACTTCTTGACGTTATTAATCTGGAATCTGGGGGTAATGTACCAACAACATAACCTTTAAACCTAAATGGATTTGTTATATTTGATGTTCCCCCAATATGGTCAATAAATGAATTATAATAATATTTATTATACCCACTTGGATTTCCATACTTAAACAAAACATCATAATTTAAAAAATCTTTAATTATTTTGGAAAAATTATTCTTTTGAAATTCTTTAATTTCTTTAAAGTACAAATCATTATTTTTATTTGCTGTATTTGCTGGAACTTCCATTAATTCTCTAAACAATAATTGGAAATTTGAATACTTTGTCTTTTCATCTGAATAATCTAAACCAAGTAATCTAATATCAATATCTTCATTTTCATAAACAATATCATATATTGATTTTGAAAAGTTCAAGAACTCATTCTCAAACATATTCAAAGTTTTAGCATCAAAAACTGAAAGCATATCCTCAACTTTTGCATATTTTGTTTCACTATTTGATGTTATACTAAATGCATCTTCATCTTTCCTAACATTAAAATATTCATCATGCTTTGGCATTAATAAATTTTCAAAATTAAATGTTCCCAAATCCCCAGCCAATAAAACTTTTATTGCACCATTATGTATGATATTCTTAAATGTGTTTTTTCCTGTAAAATAATTTACTGTTGTATTTGAAATATCTGTTGAATCTGAATTAAATGATGGTAAAACATAATACCTACCCTTAATATCAACTTTTTGGTCTGGACAATAATTTGGATATAAAATACTATCGTAAATGTTAATAGGTACCAATGTTGTCCAGTTATTTACATTATATCCATTAAAAGTATATTGATTTGTTTTGAAAACTTTGAACCCCCTATTTATAGTAGTGTCTAATTCTGTATTTGTAAATCCAGTAAATAAATCATACCCATTTAAAAAAACATTAAAATCATTCATTGTCTTGGGATAATATCCAGTATTCTCATTCCCATTAGTACTTGTATTTATTGCAATAGTTTCACTTGTTGAATTTAAATTAAATGTATATGATTTTGGTGTTGTATTACCATAAAAATTATTTACATAATCAAAATCCTTCCAAACATCTGTCAAAATATCAACCCCATCATTCACATATTTTTTATAACGATGCCAAATAGCACCATACTTTAATATCCAAGCAAATGGTAATTTATGTATTGCAGCGTATTTTGTAAAACTAGAAAATAAAAACCCACTTTTTTCTTGCGTTGTTTTATTAATTAAAAAATCTGTTAAATTTGATAATGGTAATGACATTAAAAACAAATATGCCGCCTCAGCATATGGTGTTTTATTGTTTGCTCTCCATTTACTTATCCCCAATTGAACTGAATTGATGAAGATGGGGGAATTTAATATTGAACTAGATTTTTCAAAAGAATATTGGTCTTGATATATATTACCATATGTTAATGTTGTATCCCCAATTTCTGGGAAATACTTGAAAGGTCTATTATTAATAATATCATTAATATCACGAAAATTTGTTATTAAATTTCTATCTGAATTAAAAAATAATGTCCTACTTGTATTATATTTATTTGATATTCCATTAGAATTTAAATTAATTAATCCCCAAATTGAATTGTTAAATGGATATATATACTTAATGTCATTAGATGGTTGAATAGTTTTAACTGCTGATGACATTTGTTTAATTTCAGTAGGTGTTAAGTTGTTAATGAAATTACTAGATAATGCATTATAGGTATCAATATTATATATCCTTGATGGATTATTAAATACACTATTCAAATATATTGTATTTATAAATCCATCTTTATATTTTTGATATCTTTCACTGACACCATTATTTGATATATCAAATAATGTTTGCTCATAGTTAAACCCATTTAAATTATTTTGTGAATTTAAAATATTTTTTATTTTGTTAAAAAACATTATTGAATTTGTGGATAAACCTAATTCAATATTTTTTGATTCATTTTTTGAAATTATATTTGTTATGGTTTGTTTCCCCAAAGCATTCTTATATAATAATGAATACCCCGTATTAAATGATGCAGTATAATGCCTATCCCATAATTCATAAAAAAATTGAACTTGTGATGAATTAAAATAAGGCAAATCAATAAATGGATATTCAAAAGAATTATGTGCAAATCTTGATACCCCCTCATAATTATCACCAAAAACATCTCCAAATGCTGGCTTGTCCAATCTTTTTGTATATCCTTTTAGATATTCTTCAACAAATTCAACTTCTGGCCATTTGTTTAATAAGAATGCTTTAGTTTTTGATATTATTTGATTATCCCCAGGATAAATTAATTCATATTTATTCTTCTTTTCCTCTGATGGTTTTATATAAACTTGTGGCCAAGGAAATACTATTTCTTCTTGATTTGTATTATCATCAATTCTTTCATCCCCAAATACTGATGATATTCTATCTTCATCCAAGCGAACATTCCAAGCATTGTTATGAACATCATCAAGCAGTCTTAAAAACCCCTCTGTTGATGCCATAATAACAGCCACAACATTCTTAATTGTTGGGGCAAATCCAATACCAGTTTGATTATTTGCTATCTGTAATGCCAATTTTTCTGATAAATCTCTTTCAATTCTATTTATTTCTTTGATGAAAATAGATTCCATTTTATTTATCTCATCTATGAAAATATTAAAATAATATATTGGTGGAGTATATTTAATATCTGCTATTTTATATTCAAAATACACATCAAATAACTTATCAATATATTCTTGGGTATTTAGGGGGACTGTTAATATATTACCAGTTCTTGATGAATATGTTGATTGCCAATCAATATCAGTATCATTTGATATTAGAAAATCATAAGTTATATTATTTTTTATTTTAAAAACTCCATTATCCCCAAATGATTTATTATCCTTTAATAAATCTGTATATTTTTTAATAATAGCTTTTAACTCATCATCAACTTCTTTTATTTTACCTTCAGCCGCTTTGTCTAATATTTCTTTTTTTAATGTGTATCCTAATTTACCACTATTAAAAACAACAGGTCTTACATTTATATATTTGGTAAACCAGCATTTTACATCCCCCCTAACTTTCTTATAATAATCATTTAATGTTTTCTGATACTTTTTACCATCTGTCAATACCTCAACAGAAACTTTATTTGCATTATTTAATATATTTTGTTGAAATAATTCCAATTTATTAATTAATTCAGCAACCGTTAACTCTGGAAAATCAGCATCAATTAATCCTTTAGATTTATAATCTTTATATACTTCAAGTATTTTCTGATAACCTAATTCTGTATTAATCTCCAAAACTTTGTTAGTTGTTGAATTGCTTGCTTGCGAAATTGACCCAACTTGGGTATTTGCTTGATTGGATAAATAAGAACTTGTTAAGTCTTTAGCCTCAACCTGATATTTTTTACTATACATATGGGGTGCAGCCAATAAGTGACCCATATTAATTTCACTTAATACATTGTACTTAAAACCAATAAATTCCAAACTAATTGAATAATCCCCACTTGTATTATTAAATCTTGAATTAAACTTAACCAAACATAATTCATATCTAACTGCTTTTCCATAATATCCCTTAATTGTCAAATAAAATGGGGGGTAAGGTAAATTGAAAAATGCAGCATATGGTGATTGATCCCCCAAACTAAATAATGCTCTACCTTGAACATCCTCCATCTCAATACTAACAGTGGGAATAAAAGATGAATTTGTTTTTATACTTATTTTCTTAATTCCAAATAATGCGTTATTTTCAACATTAATTGCAGTATCTTTAAAGAATGTTTCACCCCCTTGGTTTACCTCAAAAACTTGTTTCTGGTTTACACCCCTCTTTTCAAGAGTGTCCTTACCAGTAAACTCATTATAATAATTTGAAGTTAAATATTCAGAATTGGTTGGATTTAAAAAATTAATACTTCCTAATCTAACCGTTGATATACGATTATTTGCTGCCCCATTAACAAGTAATTTTGTTCTTGGTATTAACTTTGTTTCAAGATTTGCATACATAACAAAGTCTTCTGGGATAACACCCCTATCAACAACCTCTTGATTAAGATTAACAACCTTGTTTGGATCAATATATATAACATTTTGGTAGTCATATATCACATGAATATCTCCTTGATTACCTACCATAATAAAAATAATAATTTTCTACTGCATTTTTATAATCTAACAAGGAACTTTCCAAAGGAAATGGTATTTTTAACATTGCCCCATCAAAAATGTCATTTTCCAATCCACCAAAAGATGGATTAGCCAAAAGAATTAACCAGCCAAAAAAAGGAGTTCCATAATATTGTTGTGATATCTTATCAAGTCTTGTCCTATTTTTCTTATAAAAGAAAACAATATCTGAACTCTTACTTGGTAAAGTAACAAACGGAACAGTTTTTTGAACCCCATTCACTAAAAACGGTGAATAACGATTATAATATTTTAAATTCATTAATATAAATTATTTTTAATATATATTATGCCATCTTTAATAGTTGACCACTTATTGACATTACTATCATAGTTAGAATCACTTTTAATATATAATAATGCAGTTTTTAAATCATCTGGTATCAAACCAAGTTTAATGTAATTTATACAATAATCTCCACTAACTTGGGGTAATTTAGTAGTTTTACTCTTATATCCACTACCCACATATTTTCTTAAATTTGAACCACTATTAATTTTATTTTTATTTTGTATATCATCATTATATATTTTGTAAAATTTCTGTTCTTTTTCCCAATATTCATAAAATTCATTTTGGGTTTTCCTAAGTGGTTCTTGATAAACATCTGGCTTATACAATGTTTTAAACATAAATTCCCTAAAATTAGTTAATTCCTCATTTTTTTCAAAACCATGATATAAAAATGAATATACCAAACTTCTTTGTTCTGAATATTTTGAAGTAAAAAATATTTGGTCTAATCCAATTGAATTGGATGAATAATCAAAAGTTTCAATTAATCCACTATAAAAGTCATTTAATACATCACCTACACTATTAATAAAAGTTGATATAGTAGTTGTATTTCCTGTTAATTTATAAACATCAAGCGTATTATCATCTAATACTTGGAAGTCATACCCAGTTGCACCATTTAATGTGGATAATATCAAACCTGCATTATTCAAATAGGTCAAATAAGTTGCTTGAATTATTCTTGCCTGATTTATAAAATTATCTATATTAGTTATTAATGTTTCTTTTTTATCAAATATATATGATTCATAACGATTTTTTAATAAAGTTAAATTTGTTTTATCTAAATTATTATTCTTAATTGCATTAATAAAATCATCATCATTTTTCCTAATATTATCAACTATATTATCATAATAATTCTCAATTTTTTTAATTATAGATGGGTTGGGTACTCCAAGCAAATTAATAAAATTATTTTGTGTTATCTCCCCACGTATAAAATACATATCAGATGTCATATATTGTAAAACATCAAAATTACTGTCTTTTTCAAAAATTAACATCAAAGAAGAAATACTATCAATATATTTATTTGTTTCTTCTTTAAATTTAGTTAGGAAATTTTTATAATCTAAACAATTACCATTAGTATTTAACTCACCTATTAATGAATAATGAGTGTTTTTAATATCACTAGTAGGGTCAATTATAACCTTTTCTTTCTCTAAATAAAAATCATACAATTCTTTATCCATATCAACTAAACTAAAATCAGTAGTTTCAGCATTAGGTTCATAAACTTCTGTATTAGCATAATAATTATATGATAGAGCATTTTGTAATTGGTCAATAGCGTTGCTCAAGCCATGCCCACCAACAAATTTAAATGATAATTGCACCTTTGCAATCATAGGTTGCAACCCTATACCCTCTGGATTAATATCCAAATTTTCATAAGATAAACTTAATGTATCTGGTATTATTTTTGTATGATAAAAATCACCAACTCTTAATATTAAAACAGGTGGAATACCAAAACTTGTATTTTTTGAATCCTTAAATGATAAACCCCCACTCTTATCAATTGTTGGTATTGTATCCCCAGGTCTAACACATTGTTGCAAAAATGTTAAACGACTATTCAAACCTTCTGGTGTTGTTGAATGAAATGCTGGATTAAAATATTTAAATTTGCTTTTTAAATTATCATATATAAATGGATCAGTTTCTTTTATAACATCAAAATAATCACATTCTGTTAATAAATTTTGTAATATTTTTTTTGAAACATCTTTACCTTGTATTTTTTTTGATGTCTCCTCTTGCTTAATGTCTGTTGTTATTTTTTTTATTTTAACATCACTTGTTGTTGTTATAGTTGTTGGCGTAATAGGTGCTGGGTTTGGCGTTGGTGGGGTTGTATTTTTTTCTGCCACTATCTTGGCTATAGCAACTCTTCTACAAGCCATAGCTGGTACACTCTTTATAGGGTCATCAGAAAAATTAGTACAATTTACTTGACTTTGTGTAGTAGTTGGTTTACTTGATTTTGGTGTAACTGATGCTACTTCACCAAGAGGTGATAGATCATATGTAATATTTTTTTCTGTAATTATTGTTTCTAAATATTTTTTGACAACAGCATTACGTTTTTCACTTAAACTTTTATTGTATGTAGTAGTACCTGGTTTTGATGCTGAACTTGCTAAAGTAATTGTTATTTTACCCTGTGGATTATTTTTGTTGAACTCTTTAATATCATTTGCTAAATTTTTTATTTCATTGAAATTATCAATAACAATGTTGTCCATAAAGTTTTTTAAATCCCCATTATTATATGTAGGATTAGCGGTATATGAATTATATAAAGCATTATAATCCCCTTCTGCTAATTTTGGTATATCATTATCAAAGTAAAGTCCAATATTTACATATTTCTCAAAAGTTGTATCTGCTTTAACTTCTGGTGTTGGTTCATCTTTTGGTATTACTGGGTCAAGATTTGTTGTAACAGTTCTTTGGATATAAGCATAATCTTCTTTTATTACTTTATTTTCTCTTATAATTGTTTGGAGTTCTTGCAATTCATCAAGTTTAATTGTTGAATATATTTTTGCCAAATCATAAATGTCATATATTAAACACCCCGCAATAAATGAATTTATAATATTATTTATATTTTCTGATGAAGTGTCATTTTTCAAAATTTGATTTGTGATAACATTCAAAACTGATGGGTGATCCACAATAATATTAAACTCAATGCTACCTGTTCTACGTGTGTTTTTATATGTATAAACTGGCTCTGGACGACCCAGAAATTCATTTTCAGACCATGTTGGACTTGATGATTCTGTGAACTTTAAATCATATGGTGGAAACCACATTATCCTACCCCCATTTGGACCTTTTTCACATTCTGGAAGATTTAATTGTTTGTCTGATGTTCTCCAAGCCAAATTCTCCAAAGATAACATATATTTTTTGCTATCATTTCCCTTTTTAGGGTACATGCTTAAATCATATGTATTTTCAATTACAGACCCTTTTAGTCGCCTCCCTTGGTTTGTTATACCATTTTTCTTTTGAAGCCTATTGTGGGTCATATATGGGCTATCCTTTGTAAATAATCTACAATATTCTTGAAAAGAACCACCATTCAAAGTTTTGGGATCAGTATATTGATATCTTCTAACTCTCGAACCTTTTGTTATTTCTTTATAACCATCATTAAATACCTTACTAACTTGGTCAATTGCATTCCCAACATGTTTAAACCTACTTGGCCCGCTAGGTATGGAATTAATTATTCTTTGTGTGTCGTCTAAAATTGACCCTTTCTTAAAAGTAAATCTAGTTGATTGATTTGATTCAAATGATGATTGTAATGGACCACCACCAACAGAAACTTCACCCCCTTTACCAACATTATCACCAGCATTAATATTATACTTGGGAGACACCCAAGTTAATCCACCTTCAATACTACCCCCCTCAATGTCAGCAACACCATTAAAAACACTTAAAGGCTCAAATGTATCCCCTTCATAATCATTTGAAACATCAGTTGGTCCATAAACACTAATTTTAACTTTTCTACCAAACTGGTCAACTGGAATATCATTATCTGGACCTGTAATATCTGTAATATCTAAATCCCTATCCCCAACATAATATAAACTATTATTCTTTCTAAATAAATCTGAAAATGTATTTATTGTAAAAGTCCCCCTATAATTTGGCTGATATAAATTGCTTTTAATATTATTAAACAAAACAGACTTTTGACCAACACCCATATTGTCAAAAAATAATTGTGAACCACTCTTTTTTTGGTTAAAAATAATACCCTTTCTATATTTACCATTTAAACTAATTGATTCATCAAAATAACTCCCCACAATTGGAGAGAAAGGAAGTTCAATCCCCCCAAATTCTGAAGCCACCTGAGTTGCAGCAAGAATAATATTATTTGATTTGGATATAACCCATGTTGGTTGCTTTGATTTGTCAAGATTTATAATTAAATTATATACATCAAATGGATCATTTATAGAAGAAATGGTTTTTTCTACCACCTCATCCCTATTAAATTTCTCTGTTATCCGACCAACCCTTTCATTAATATACTCTGTTAATTTGCTATAACTTAATCTGGCAATATATGAATCATTTTTTAAATCACTTTTAACTTTAGTGTTATTTAAAATAATATCATTAAGTGTATAATCTAATGGAGTAAATGATTTAATATATTCACCAATATTACTTTTATTTTTAAATATAACCCAAGGATCTGTAACATCCTTATATCCACCCACATTACCATATGAATTTAAATTATATGCCTCATTTGCAAATTTTGGCGTATCAATTAAAGTATCATCACTATCCTTAACAGAATAATCACTCAATGGCGAGACTTCATAAGTAAAGGGGGGTGTATTACCATATTTTGATTTTTTATAAGGAATTAAATTTCTTTTTGTTAACCTTTCCCTAAAAAATTCACTATTTCCAAAATCTAAAGGACTACTCATATTAAAAAATATTATGTTCTACCAAAATTAGTTTTTATATTTAATTTCTTGTCAGTATTCTGACTATTTAAATAAAATTCATAATTTTTAATTTCACTATATGCTTTTGTCCCATCAACATTAATTGGGACTACTTCAATGGTAAGCTTATTTTCACTAGATACATTATTTGTTGTGGCTAGCATTGATTTTAACTTTGATAATGGTGCTATAACCTCGGGGTCAGTTTGTGCATTTCTATTATCCCCAACTATTGCTCTAGTTGGCTCATAAGCAAGTCCGCCTTCTGCAAGTGGTATATTACCTTCTAAATAATCATTAATTGTATTTATTATGGCGGTATTCATTGTGTCATTAAATTGTTGTAAATTACCAATAACAGTACCTAATGGGTCTATTAATGCATCAAACATAGCTTTTGCTTGATTACCACTAGTTGTTGCATCATAAAATGCTTTATTTGCACCACCATATTCATTTCCAATGTTTGTAAGTAAATCACTAAATGCATCATTTACACCATGAAGAGTATCAGCCATATTATCTGCTTTTAAAGATTCATAAATCTCTTTATTAATATTTTCACGTTCAGACATTCCTGGTATTGAATCTGATAATTGCTTTATTTTTGCCAAGTTAATCTCCCTAAAATCCTCTTTGAATCTTAGAGTGTCATCTCCCATTGAACCAAAGAGTATTTTATATTTAATTGCATTTAGACTATTGTATGTTGCATCAGCAACACTTAATGAATCCTTTGCTAATTCAACCATTGTTTTTTCCCCATCAGTATCACTTGCTATTTTCTTTATTTGTTCTTCACTTAAACTTGTGACTAATTTTTCTGAACCCTCTATTTGAATCACATACTTACCATCTTTATTTAAGTAAGCCATATTTGCAACAAACATTTTTTGTTCTTCACTAATATCAAATGAAAAATCAAAATCACTAATCCTATCATTAAATTCAGTAAGAGCCAAAACTGTCTTGGTATAGTCTTTTAAACTTAAACCAGCCAATTCTGCCATTTTTTTCATCTGATTGATAGCTGATGGATTTATTTCAAATCTAGTCCCATCTTCACTTAATTGTGTAAACTTTTGTCCTGCTTCAGCCAAACTAACTATCAATCCTTGTGGGTCATTTAATGATTTATTTAATAATGCAAATGGGTCAATCAAATCCCCAACATAAATTCCCAATCTTTGAAATGTTGACGCCACTTCAATTGCGCCTTCTGGTTCAAAAACTTTATCTGCAAAATTTTGAACAGCACTCATATCTATTTTTAACATAGATGCTTGTGCTGCCATTTTTGTAAAACCTAAAACACCTTCTTTAAATGAAAACCTATTTAACATGTCAGTATTTTCAACAACACTACCCATAACTTTTTTTGCATCAACACCTATTGACCTAATATAATCTAAAGAATTTTCAACATTTTTTGTTATATTTGCTGTTGTTATACCAACACTTTCAAATGCTGGAATTAATACACCTATCTCTGTATTTAATACCTTTGTTGTAGCATATAATTCTTGATATATCTCTGGGGTAAAAATTACATTTCTTTGTAATGCACCTGTGCTATCAGTAATTGCTTTAACAATACTTTCAAAGTTTCCACCAATTTCAGTTAATAATGGTAAGGTATCTCTTAATGCACCTTGAAATTCAATAACTCTAGCCCTACCTAATGCTAGTTGACCTGTAAGTATTGAAGAGCCAGCATCTAATGCTGCCAAACCACCCATATATGCACCATATGATGGTATGAAGCCATCCAGAATTTCTTTTATATCAGTAGTATTTAATCCATATATTGCAAGTGTTTTTGATAACATCTCATACATAGGTTCAGAAGCCATATAATAATATTTTATTATAAATAGAACAAGGGTTGATTTTTTACATCAACCCTTGCTATTTTCTTCAATCCATTTATTTATTAAAAACTTTCTCATAAAAATTGGCATAATGAGAAAATCAGAATAGGAAACATTTAATAACTTATTTAAATAATAAAAATCATTTAATTGGCTTTGTCTATAATCCGAAGAAAGGACGAAAAAACTCCACCCCAAAACCTGTATAAACTGTGGTCTTTTCTCCGGATGGGGCTATTATTTCTCTTTTCAAATCAAGTTTAGGCTCATTTTCTGAAATAAATTTTCTTATATATTTAGAATCAGCAATTGGCATACTTTCAACATATTTTGCAATATTTGACTTATCACTATTACCATTAACCTCAACAATTTCTTTGCTAAGTCTAAGGGTTACTCTTGGTGCTACTCTGTTTTCTGGATATTGGTCAATTATTTTAGTAATATCAAGAACATCACCATATGTTAATATTTTTATTTTTAATTTATCACCACTCTTTGGTAATGTAAGGTCAAAGAATCCATCTTCACTTGGTTTAATTCCATCTCTAATGCTAATTCTTTCCAAATTAATTGTCACATTAAACTTTAATCCAGTTTTTGGGTCAGTAGGAGTTAATTCCATTTCTGGTCCAAATGATGTATTCCTTAAAAATAATAATATTGCCTCAATATCTCCCTCTGTTAATTCTTCAGGTCTAATATCATGTTCATATATTTTATTTCTTAATAATTGTAGTGTGAAATCTTTTGCCCCACCTAATAATATGTTTTCATCAGCAGCAGTTAAATAACCCACTTTTACAGATTTCTTTTTGCTCTTATAAAATACCCCGCCCGATGGTAGGGGAACAACATCATGTGGCAAGTCAAAACCCATTTGACCATATTCTTTTGATTTATCTTCCATTTTTTTATCTTAAAAATAAGCTATAACAATTAAAAGAAAATAGATTATTTACCTTCTTTGAAGAATTCACTAATATGAAAAATCCATATATTATATAATAATATATGGATTTCTATTTAGTATGTAAAGGATAGGCTAAATTAATACACTAATATACATCTATCCGGTTGAATTGTTATTGAAATATCAGCCAAAGAATCACTATTATATGCTAATGTACCAAAGTCAGCACTAGTTATAATGCAACCTTGTAATATCCATTTTTCAACCACAACACCAGTTGGGTCAAGCATCTCCAAGGTTAAATCCTGCTTATATCCGGCAGCATAACCCATTCTACCTGTAACTGATTCAGCATGTAGTCTAACCCATTCCATTAATGCTTGGGATGCCGATGGACCAATGGGGTCTCTAAATTTAATATTCATTGTTTCCCATTTAAATCTTCCAGAAACAAATGTTGATGTATTTAAAAATTCAATTTCTTTCGACCCAATTGATATTTTTGGTCTTGATGCTGTTTCCACAAACCACTCATTAATACCTAATGTTGGTGGAAAACGTAAAATAAACCTATTTTGCCTTTTTGGTTCGTAAGGAACGGGCATTTTCATTAATAAATCAGCCATATTTATATTTTTTTATTTTTTTTTAAATATTTATTTTTATATTTGCATTATATTCACATCTTTTATGTGATATAACATTTAATAAATATCCAGTAAATAAAAAAAAAAATGGATTTATTGATTTTTTTTACAACAGATAACAAATCAGGCTATAAAACAAAAGAAAGTTTTATTAAAAATAATTATATAACCTTATATAATCAGATTATTGATTTTTGCAAAAACCTTGAATACCTTCCATTCAAACAAAAAATATGGCATTTTATCCATAAGCAAAATGAAATACCAAGATGTAAGAAATGTGGAAAGGAGTTAAGTTTTAAAAGATCCTTAAATGAGGGCTATGGTGTCTATTGTATGATACGTTGTGCTAATTCTGATACTGAGCATATAGAGAATGTTAAAAGAACAAACAACCTCATTTATGGGGGTAATTCACCTATTCATTCTAATATAATTAAAGATAAAATAAAAAAAACAACATTAAGTAATTTTGGTGTTCAGAATATATTTGAAGATACTGCTTATATTCAATCAAGAGTATTAGATAAATATGGTGTAATACATATGTCAAAATTAAAATCCTCAAAAGAAAATAGGAATGAAACTAATTTAAAGAAATATGGTGTTACAACACCCCTACTATTACTTGAAAGCAGGATAAAGAATCAAGAAAAGAGGCTTGAATCATTTAATGATAAATATAAAAATTTAAATATTATAAATGACAAAGGGGTTGACATTGACATCATATGTGATAAATGTAATTCCAAATATACCATTTATAGAAGTTTATTATTTTATAGATTTGGTACTGATTTAAATCCATGCACCAACTGTAATCCCATAAGTGAATCATCATCCATAAAAGAAAATGAGTTATGTTTATTCTTAACAGAGAATAATATTGAATATATTAAAAATGATAGAAATATTTTAAATAAGAAAGAAATTGACATATACATCCCAGAACATAATATTGCAATTGAGTTCAATGGTATTTATTGGCATTCCAACATATTTAAACCCAAAGAATATCATCAGAAAAAAACAGATATATGTGAAACACAAAATATTCAATTAATTCAATTATTTGAAGATGAGTGGGATACTAAAAAAGAAATTGTTAAAAGTATATTATTGAATAAGTTGGGGAAAAACACCAATAGATTATATGCTAGAAAATGCACAATAAAAGAAGTTGAAGTAAAAGATAAATCACTATTCTTGGATGAGAACCATATCCAAGGTAAAGTTGGAAGTTCAATAAATATTGGATTATATCATAATGATATATTGGTTTCAATTATGACATTTGGTAAGAAAAGAAAAGCATTGGGAAATAAAATTAATACAGTTGGGGAATATGAACTTATTAGGTTTTGTAACAAATTGAATACAAATATAATTGGGGGTGCATCCAGATTATTGAATTATTTTATTAAAACATATAATCCAAGTGAAATAGTTAGTTATGCTGATAGAAGATGGAGCAAAGGTGATTTATACCAAACATTAGGATTTGAAAGAATCAAAAACACCAATCCAAATTATTTTTATATAATAAATAAAAAAAGAAAAAATAGATTTGAATTTAGAAAAGATATATTAATCAAAGAAGGATTTGACAAAAATAAAACAGAATCACAGATAATGGCTGAAAGAGGTATTCCACATATCTATGATTCTGGTAGTATTCTTTTTATTTTGAAAATAATTTAAAAAACACTATTTACTTTTTTTCTATCAAATCTATATATTGTATTATATATTATAAGTTATAATATAAACTATAATATAAACTATAATATAAATTTATACTTTTTCTTTAGTACCTTTATTTGTTGAATATATTGTTAATTCTGGTTTATTTATACTATTCTTCATTGTTTCAATATTTTTCATATCATCATCAGAAAATCCAATTGAGAATTTCAATGATTCACCAGAAACTTCATTTTTAAATTCAAATGCTTTTTTAATTTCATTAGCCATTTCTTTACAATATTCATAAAATTCCTTTAATGCTTTCACTTTTTCTACTTCTGGATTAGCAGCACTACCTGATCCAAAAGAAACTGGATAGAATTTACATAAATCCAAATATTCATCAATTATATCAATATCACTTTGACTTGGGATTAAATCTCTATATTTATTAAGATTATGTATAACTTTCTTTTTACTAATATCATTAAAATTTTCTTCAATATATATTTTAACTGCTTTTTTCAATGTTTCAGGATTATGTCCCCTTGCTGTGATAATTGAGAAAATGGATCCATTATTAACTGCTTCTTTAAAATCATCAAATGCTGGACCTATTTTTGCTATTAAAATATCTTTTAAAAATTGTTCATCACCTGTAACTTTAAATTGCCTAAATGGTAAATCAGCATAATTAACTATTGTTGTTCCCCTGTATTTAAATTCAGTTTTTCCAATATCTCCTCTATATTTTGCAAAATCATGTGTTGACATTCCAACTTCATCATCATTATTATCAATTAATATTATTTCTGTTGGCATATATACAATATTATCATCCCAGTCAAATGCGTAATATTTCATATCTGGGGTTGACTTTTCATTAAATCCTTCAATTATCTTCATATTATTTTATTTTATAAATATTTATAAATCCAAAAAAAAAAATGGTTGCCCAAATTTAATGAGCAACCAAGTTAAATTAAAATTCTTCTACAATAATTGGAAGGTTTTCTGTTTTGAATTTCCAAAATTCTGTCATAAATTGTGCTCTAAACTTATACTTGGGGTCTGTATGATATCCAGATTCATAAACACACTTGCATATGCTTTCATATAATTGTTTCTTTGGTAATTTATAATTTGCTTTCTTGCAGTCATAATATCTTCCTGAATTTAATACTTTAGCCCAAGCCTCAATTCCTTCTTGAGTATTTTTTGCACTCATAAATTTTGCTTTCATAGTTACATTTTTTCCCCTTATCACCTCATAGGTTCTATATGTCACAGAACCATACCCCTTAAATGCCTTCATCCCCCCTGCATTTGCGTGCAGTCGCCATAAGTTGGTCTCAATGCCATTAGTGGTTGCCTCAATGATAAAGAATGAATAGAGCATAGATATGGGGAATTCTGTTAGCAGATGTAAATTCATTAACATACTCTCATAATGAAATGCCATCCACATTCTTCTCATCTGAACCAAAGTGGCTTTATCCAAATTTCTAAATCCATTAATTTTAAGATGTTTTCTCAATGCAGTCTTATCCATATTTCGAATATCATAAACATATGACCTTTTTGAATAAGCATCCTCATCAATTATTGTAACACCTTCAAGCACATCATTTTCTGGTATGATTGATTCTGTTGTATCAACTTTCACTTTAATGGGTTCAATCACCTTTTCAATAAAAACTGTTTCTTGTTGAATTATTGGGAGATAAGATTGTTTTTCATATTTAATTTTGCTTGGGGTATATATTACCCCCAATAAAAATGAACCCCATAATCCAAATGCAATATACATTGCAACATTGGGATTGCTCTTTGGTAAAGTATTTTTTTTCATTAAATTATATATTATGTAAAAAAATAATACTTGACATAGCTAAAGTAAAGTAATTGCCCCTAACATATAAAAAAACCCCAAATCTAATTAAAGAAATGGGGTTTTTTGTTTTATGAATAAATATTATCATCATTTATATCCCAACTACCATCATTTTTAACAGATTTAATTTGATTAGGTTTAATTGCAACATAGGTAGTTAAATCATTAGTTCTACCATAATTAGCATCAGTTTGAATAACCCCATCATATCCATTTTCTTTTAATTTATCAACAAATTCGCCAAAATCATACCTATATATTTTCCACGAAGGTATTTTGTTAAATCCACCATAAGCCCAGTTAGGCATATTATTTAGAGAATCTTTAATTGTATTAGTTAATAGGTTTTTATTTTCTAAAAATGAAACCCATTCTTTTGGTGTTAACAAAAGATTTTGTAAGTTTAATGGATTTTGTATTGATAAATAAAAAACTCTTGGTTTTTCTTTGTTTGAATTGTTAAAAGTTTTCACAAAGTTTTTGACCCAATTTTTATCTTTTGCAAAATAAAACATTGAATTCTGACCAAAGGTGCCAAAACTCTGGGGAATAAACTCATTAAAATTATTATCCCCAGAAACATTTTGGTGGTAAACAGAAATTGGTTCTCTATTTTCAATAATTTTACTATCCCCAAACCATTTCCAAAAATTATCATTTATATTAGTTTTAATTTTTTGTGCTTCAAACAAATATTCATTTATATTTTTTGATATAATATTTCTTAATTTCATAATTGTAAGTATTTTAATATATATATTTAAAAACCCAAAAAAAAACCCCCACCTCAAAGCTGAAGTGGGGGGTTGTTGTAAAATTCCATCATTATAAACCATTATGGTATTTAATGTTGGTTATATCTATCATTAAGTGAATTAACCCCCCCTACCTCCATTGTGGGGTATTTTAATTTTACCCAAATTGGATTAACAAATTAATTTTAATATATTTATGCAAAACATAAAACATAGAAAAAATGAAAGATTTAATTTGCATATCAGCATATTGTCCAACAGAAGAACAAGAAATTATATTAGAGAGATGTGTGGATTCTGTTAGAAGGTACGGATTTCACATTGTTTTAATATCTCATTCACACATCCCAATTCATATTCAGAAAAAATGTCATTATTATTTATATGATTATAATAATGATATATCTGATAATCCAAACCTTCTTGGATTTTCTTACTATACATTTGATAATAAAAAGATAGTATCTAAATTTTTCTCAAAAACATTTTATGGGTTTGCTATTTACCGTATGCTTTCAATGGCAGCCCAGATAGCTTTAAATTTTGGCTATGAAAACATGCACCATATGGAATACGATTGCGAATTATTAGATAAGGATTTAATTATTAAAAATAGCAAGCTTCTGGACGAGTATGATACTATTTTTTACACCAAAGATGGAAAAGACCCAGAAGAAAGTGGATTTATTCTTGGATGTTTTAAATCTTTTAAGGTGAAATCATTACCAGACAATTTTAAAAAATATAATAGGGATTTCATAGAAAATGAAATGCACTCTTTTCAATTATTATATCTGGAAAATTTTACAAAAAAACTTTTTATTGAATCAGGAAATAAAATCTTCTTTTCTGAGTTGCCAAGCAAAGATTTACTTAAAATAGGAGACCAGTTATATCATAGGAATTTACATTGGACCCTTTATTATAATGACGAAGATAAAAATTTAAATATATTCTATAGAGAAATAGGAAATACCCCAGAAAAAATTTCAATAATTGTAAACAGAGAAAGAATAGTCAATATACAGACATCTCCAGGAGTTTGGAATATTAGATCATTAGGCATTTTTGATGAGATACACCATGTTAGAGTAGACAACGACAAGAAAATAGTCTATGAAAAATTGTTTGATTCTGAATCCAGAGAAAAATTTAAGATGTTATCTTTCATTTTATAATTCTGCAAAGATTCTGTACATTTGTGAAGTTGAAAGTAGGTATGTTTATGGGTGTTCACAGATTGTAGAATATATTATTTATGAGGATTAACCCCCCACCCAACTTCTACATTGAGGGGGGGGTTGTGTTGTGTTTTTCCATCATTAATAACCATTATAGTATTTAATGTTGGTTATATCCATCATTATACGTCTTCAAATGAAGCACCAGTAGGGGTTATCACAAATTCAAGGCTAATAAACTCAAGAGACCTTGTAGGTTTAATATATATTTTTCCACTCATTGTATTTCTATCAATATCCTCTGGGTCATTTGAAACCGTAACACGGAAATCAGTTAAACCACGATCCCTTCTAATACCATCTAAGATTGGGTTTACCGTATCCAAAAACTGTTGACGTACTATCTGGTCATTTTGTTCAAAAAGAAGCCTCACAGCAACCGCAGAGATTAATTTACGTGCTTGCAATAACAACCTACGAACATTAATTCTGTTTAATGCTGATTCTCTAACTTGCAATGTTTTATTTCCCCAAATCACAGTATTCACATCAGAGAATGTTGCAATTGGATTTATTCTTCCTTGATATAAAGTATCTCTATCATCTTGTGTTAACTTTAATCTTGCTTTAACTGAATTAACTAAACCCCTATTATAACCTGCTGATGCAAACCAGGGGAATGCCACATTGTCAGTTAATGCCAAGTTTCTACAAACTTCTGCTGTTGGTGGAATATAAACTTGGGTATTATTTGCTTGGTCTCTAACCAAAATCCAAGGGTAATATGTTGCAGTATAATTTGAATCAATATTTGTTTCCTCCAAAGAAACAATTGATTCTTGGGGATAAATAACATTGTTCACATCAGTTGTTAATAAATTTGCATCAGGTGTTGTAACAATATAAATTGAATCTGCTCTATCACTTTCAACCATATCAATGGCATTTTCAACCAAATTACTATTATTAATATAATCAATACCTGGTGTAACAAAGATATTTATATTTGTTGATTCTGGATTTTTATATGTTAAAATTCCCTTAAAATATGCATAATAGTCTGTTGTTGCAAAATCAATTGTTCCATCACCTTCTGTAATTTCTTTAAATGTTCCTTGACCTGTTGCAGCTGCATATTTGCCTGAAATGGATAACGCACCCCTCATATAATCCACACCACCAATTTGGTATGTATCTCCATTTGTTCTTCTTTCAGAATAAACATCCCATCCATCAAAACCACCCTCAAATAATAAAGTGAACTTTCTTGAATATAGGTAATAATATGGATTTGAATTTGTTTCTGGCTCTGAATTAAAACTTCCACTACCAACCTCAAATGCTGTTTGACCACTTGTTGTATAACTATTTGCTATTGTAACAACTGTTGCACCTGAATCCATATGGAAACCTTTTGTTACCACATTCCATTCTGAACTATCAGAAATAATACTTGCTGGATTTTGTTTACCCTTATAGTTTAATAAAGAATTATCATATCCATAATTTGTTGAAAATCCAAGATATGTTCTTTTTATATTGTCAGCAGATACAGCATTTGATGCTGCAAATGGTTCATTGTTAACAACCTCATTATTAAAATAATATCTTGTCTTATATAATAAATTTGGTGTTAATGCGTCATTATACTTTCTGTGTGGGTATCCCATAAATCCACAAGGAATTGCATCAGATGGAAATTCATCACCCATTTCAAGCATAATATATTTTGAAACCAAATTATATTTGCCATCACTTGTTCCAATCTTCTTTCCAATGAAACTATTTTGTAATTCATCTAATGTGCAATTTGTATATTTCTCCAATACAACTGGTGCTGAATCTGAATCATAATAACTTCTAACCAATACATCAAATGTTCTATTCTTAAATGACATATTAATAATTGAAACCTTAACTTCAGTATTTGCTGAATTGCCATCAGATATTGAAATGAACTTGAATAAGTTATAAACTTTATTTCCTCTCAATTCAGAAACAACAAATGGTGTTTTTGGTGATTGATATTTTTCAAGATACCACCCAATTGATGTAGTACTACCACTTCTTGCTGATGGCAAATAAGTTAAATTAGTTTTTAATCCTTTAATATAACCAAGTCTATAAGCCTGATTTAATAAGGTTGGATAATGCTCCTCAACAAAAATTGGCACATCATTTCTATCCTTGCCAAAATTATCTACTCCCAATACATTTGCAATATAATTTGAATTGGTATTTTTTAATGATACATTAAATGTGTAATTATTGTTTGATGTTGTTTTTCCACTTAAAACAAAATTACCAAATGGTGTCTCACTTATAGTTGTACTATTATTTGTATCAATAGTTAATGCACTTAAACTATAAATCTGACCATGATTTGTGGAAGAATAACTTGTTATTCCTCTTGACCTAATTGTTGCCACAACCATATCATTATAATCTGTATATGCTGTTCCAGTGAATGTATAAGTGTTACCAATTACTGTTCCAGTGAATGAACCACTTGAAACATTAAAATTAGATGTGTTGTAATAAAATGAATAACCTGTATAATCATTCCCAGAATTAGAAAATGTTGCATAATACCACAAATCATTTTCATTGGCTGGCTTACCATCACTACCCAAAGGAATTGTTGTTCCAAAATAATTATATTCAGTTAATCCAGATTTTGTTGAACCTGTGATTGAATTATACACAGATACTGGTAATGAACCATAAGTTGATGTTTGACCAGTTAATGAAGTTGATAAAGCCACATCATTTGCAAATGTCTTTAAATCATCATAGAATGTTGATGTTGAACCATTGCTTGTTGTATAAGTATCACCAGAAAATAATGATCCACTTATACCATTTGGATACGTAGCACTTGTTATTACAAATGTCCCAGTTGTTCCAGTTGTTCCAGTAAATGTTATTGAGATAGATGAACCAACACCAGTTCCACCGGTTAAACCAACAGTTGAATGATTAACATTTGCAATTGTTGTTATTGACCAAGATGGGCCAGCATCATAACCAGATAATCCCAATACTCTTGTAACATACATTTGATTTGATTGCTGCAAATATGACTTGGCAATATATGCAGATTCATATTTTGGTATTTGTGTGTTTATATACTTCTCAGGTGATGTTCCACCAAAATAAGTTTGAAATTCATCATAACTTGTAATGAATATAGGCTCAAATGCAGGACCTTTAATTGTTTCACCGACCATTCCTAATGTGGTTACACCAATACTCTGGGAAACAAACGTTAAATCTGTTTCAGAAGTGTATACACCAGGGGATACGAATACTTTTTGATTTGCCATTGTTATTTTTTATTTATTCATATAAATATCTAAAAAATAATCAAAAACTATTATTCCTTTATTAATCTAATTGGAAACCCATCTTTTTTCCACATACCACCTTTACCAAACTCATTTCCTGAAAATAAAAATAAGTATTTGCATAAATTTTCATCAATTGACTCTGGTATAAAAAATGCACATAATAAATCTGTTGCATAATTTCCATCCATATGCCTAAACCCTATTGGCGTTGCATTGAAACCAACCTCATTTGTCCCACCAAAATTTTGTGTAATTATTTGACCTGTTTCAAAATTATGAACTTCATTTAACCAGCCATCAATACTCTTTAATTTATATCCAGCATTATCCTTACCACCAAGATGATTTATTAAAATGTCCCAATCATTCTCGGTTGGAATCCTCCAACCCAAGGGTGCAGTATTTCTTGAATCAATTATTGCCCAATAATTATATAAATAATTATTGTTTTCATTTATGCAATAGGCTGGTGATGTCAATTCACTCCATTCATTCCTATTTGGTACAAATGGAATATCATCACCATTCCTAAATTTTGTTATTGTTACATTTTCTTTAGCCCATATTTGAAGCCCAATTTTAATTTCACTCATATTAACTTATTTTAGTGTACCTGTAATATATTGTTTGAGTTGGTGTTTATGTTTGAGTTGGTGTAATAGTGTTAGTAGGTGTTATTGTTTGAGTTGGTGTAATAGTTGGTGTAATAGTGTTAGTAGGGGTCACAGTTGGTGTTGGTGTTGGATCAACTACTTCTGGAATAATTAAATCATAACTTGTAAGGTAGTTTGGAACATATAGAGTATATAGTCCACTTAATTTACTTGTTTCAGGTCTTGGGTAAACATCAAAAGGGATAACTTTTTCGCCAATAATATAAGTGATATTGTTTTGTAGTAATGTTACAAAAACAATTTCTCCACTCAAATTTAGGCTTGTTATCCTTAATGCTGATGCCATATTAAATTATCTCATAAGTTAAATCATTTATTGGTAAGTTTGAACTTATTGGTATATTTGATACTTGGTTTTGAATTTCAGTTTCAAATACTTGGCTAATTCTATTTATTGCTGGTTTCACCTCAAATTCTTCTTCATCAATTAAAAAACCCAACATTGTGAAATCATAAGATTGAATATAGAATTTTCTGCTATCAGTATTAATTTGTGATTCATCTGATATATTGGTTGAAATGATTGGTATATAATGTCCATTGATTGTTGCATATGCTTGTTTAGATGAGAATTTTTGCAACACTTTTGTATTGAATTTATTCAAATCTCTAATTCTATTTGTAATTATTTTAACACTAAAATTTATATCAATTGGTACAGGTTGTGGAATTGAATAAATATCAAATCCATTTCTTTGTCCATCCCATGTTGGTACGCTTGCAAAATAAAATGGTTTTCTATTTGGTATTGTATATTGTGTTGCTGGGTTTGTTCCATATTTGGAATCATTCATTCTTACCAATGTGATAAATGGTGGAACTGGATTATTATCTTCATCAATGAAAGTCCAAGTTTCAGTATATTGAGACCAATTTTGAGTGCTAATTATTTTTTCAACAAGTGGAATTATTTTACCCCCACTTAAAATTTGCAAATCATTTTTAACAAATTCAAGCATACCTTTATCAAGATCCTCATGTAATAAAGATTTTGGTAAATATGTCCCATTGTCAATGATATTATCCAACAACTCTTCTCTTCTATCTAATAGAGTTTTATCATATACAATATCCAGATTTGTTTTTATTTTTTTGGGTAATGTCATATTATTTTTCTTCGTTATCGTGGCCACATTTATGACATATATATGGATCATTGCCGCCATCTGCCAATTTCCAAGACCATTCACAATTGTTGCAAATTACTTTTTTATTTGTAACAATTTCTGTGATTTTATTTAATTGTACTTCTGTAACTATAATTTTCATTATTTTCCTCTAAATTCATCTTTATTAACAAATGTGGCTATAATAGTTCTATAGAATGGTTTATAACCAGCATATGTAT